CGGGGTTCTTGCGAGGTCTGTACCAGTTAAGAAGATTTCCAATGGTCTTCTTGTCCATCCCCGGGAGATAGTAGCCCGGGATCACTGCATCAGTGAAGGCTGATTTGAGAAATGAAATATTCTCAAATGCGTCTGAAGGCGTCAGGTCCGAAACTTTGTCGGGCATCGTAACAGTCATTCCGATCTCAGCAGCGGCTTTCGCCAGCTCGATCCGGTTGTACTTCAACAATGCCTCGTTGATTTTCGGATCTTCACTCTTCAACACAGCGTGCAAACCATCATCGCCCAAAAAGATATTTCGGGTGTGTTTCCGGTAGGACGATATGTGAAGCCCTGTTCGAATAAAGGTAATTCGAGCAAGGATCATGTTTACCATGATGTTGAAGATTGTAGTGAAGCCGCCAGGCACACCTGAGGGTAGTCCATGATCATCTGTGTAGAGGGTTGCTCCATACAGATGAAGAGTGTGGCCGATCTCAAAGGCCACAGTTTCTCGAGCCAGACATTCCTGATCAATGTGGGTTTGATCCACCTGGAATTCGCGGTACCAGGCGTTGATAATCTTCGCAATTTGCTTGTAGAATTCAGCAAGCTGCGAAGAGTCGAACTTAGAAAAGTCCACTCCGAACAGAGTCATGGCTTGCTTATAGAGCAATCCAAAGCCAGGCCATGCTGTTCGGGGATCAACGCCAAGAGCGGATTCCAAAGGCAATCCAACCAGGTCGGGGTCCATGAAGAAGATCCTGAATGCTCCGAAGAGAACATTCATGGCGATCATCAGGTCTAGAGGGGGCGCGTTGATGATGCGCGTTGCTCCAGACTTGCACTTCGCGATGGGGCGAAGTTCGTCCTTCATGACGTCCAACCAGATTGAATTGTCCGGGATCTTGCCTTGCATTGCCAAAACCATTCGTTCCTGAACGCGGGCGGCCAAAGTAGGATCGGTGATATCATACTTTAGTCGCTCGCCCTCAAGTTGGGGGCGTTCCTTGAAGAAGGGGAATTTTCCTTTCCCTTGGTACTGTTTGTTCCAAGGGTATCCAGGAGAATTCCTCATCTCAAGGCCAGTTTCGGACATGTGTGGTGGTCCATCAACTCCATTCACCGCTTCGTCAAGTGTGAGGAGGCGGGGAGTGAGTTTGATGGGAAGGTGAGAAAGTTCGGTGATGATGGCGCTGACAGCACAATCAACCTCCGATTCGTTCTTGAACCAAGAAGAAAGACGGTCAGTCTTCTTCACCAAATCTTTGTCGAAGTTCGCGGGATCTTCAAGCCTGGGGTCTCTGTTAGACATGACAGCAGGTTGATGAGTGATATCGCAAACTTCACCAAAGATTGGCGAAGGCTGAATTTCCGTCCTTCTTGGTTGAATGAACGCTTCGGTGGCTGAGACTCTTCCATGAAAGTCGTGGTAGAGCAGGGCAGTGTCAGCGTCTTCATCAACGGTCATCTGAAGTGTGACTTCTGATGGTTGGAAAGAAGGTTCTGTGAAGCCGGTCTCAACGGATTCCAGGGCTTCGATGGTAATAGGAACAGCGCCAGCTATTCCCTTACCACCGAAGGCATGGATCCCGCAGATTTTGCCGAGGTTCCCAAAGAAAACTGGGTTGGTGACAACCCAGGGGGATCCACAGATTCCTCTTTCTCCACCACCACGAGCGACGATCGCGAGGGGGATCTTGGTAGAGGTCATCGTTGCCGGATTGAATGGGAGTTCCGATTCAGTGTAGGCAAAGTTGGAAAAGTTGGTGATCACATCGGAGATGCGGTAACCATCCTGTCCAGTGACTCTATCAAGGTCCTCTTCACGAAGGAAGTGGTTCGAGATGTCTTTGAAAGTTCCAGTCTTCCAACCGGTCTTCCACAGAACAAGGTCCATGGGCTGGTCGTCTTCATAAATGAAATCGACGGTGTCAGCCACATGGTACTTGATCGGGAAAGACTCAAGGCGAGCAGTAGCGGTGTTTGGTGTCCAGCGCTCCATAGTGATGGTTGCTCCCTCGGGGATCATGGCCATGAAATGGCGGTTGATAATAAGGATGTCCTTTTTCCAACCAAGGGCCCGGATCGAAAAGCCGCAAGCAGTCAGCCTCACTGTGTTTCTCTTTACAAGAGGAAACATGAGTGGGATGTCTGATTGTTCGGTTTTCTTTCCGACTCCTTTCTTGACTCCAGAAGGGCGTGCAACGTGCACTTTGCCTTTGGTTCCAGAAGTAGGGGAACCAGAATTGTACCAGCTAGCTTGTGCTTCAGAGGTGAAGAACTCGCCAAGCAGATTATCCTGGTCCGCCTGCTTCTGGGACTCGGTCGGATCCGGTTCTTCTTCAGAGAGAAGTTCACGGGTGGGGTCGAGGTTCCACCAGTTGGAAATTCCTATTCCACCTTGAATAACGATTTGGAGGGCAATGCCGAGGGCATACCACTTCAAGAAGTTCATCAAGATGGGATAGGAATAGAACCAACTGTAGTAGGTCTGGGAGGCTCGTCGCCATGATCTCCAGATGAAATCATAGGCAGGGTTGCCGGAGTTTTGGCCTCCGAGCGAAATTTTGACATAAGTCTGGATGTGCACTGCACAGGACCAGTAGTTGTGCCAAAATTTCGTTCGGGGGCCATTGACAGGTCCGTTCTTCGTCATTGATGGTTGTGCTGCTAGAAATGCAGCGTCTTGTGATTCGTGAAGGTAGAGAGTCTTGCCATAGCAGGTTTCGCCAAAAACGACGTTCCAATCAAGCCCCATCAAGACATTGTCTGAGTAATCTTCTGTGATTAGCCATTGAATGTCTTGATAGAGCTTGTTTGGATTCTCAGTCAGAACACCATCTCTAACTTTCGCTAGAGCTTTG